GTCTACACGGACCCCACGGGCATGATCAAGCCGGACAAGGCGAAGTCGAGCGAGAAGATCGACGGGATCGCGGCGCTCGTCAACGCCCTCGCGCTCGCCTCGACCGACGACGCGGAAACGGGCAGCGCGGACGACTGGAAGATCCACGTTCTCTGAAACTTTCCCGGGCCCGGGCGGCCGCGCGAGACTGACGGACGGCGGGCCGGCCGAGCCCGCAGCCCGAGGGTCCGCCGATGCCCCGCAAGCCCGCCGCCACTCCGCGCCGCAAGGCCGCCGCGCGGCCGATCCGCGGGACGCTCGTCAACCTGCGGAGCAGCCTGGCCGACATGACCTGGAGCCTGTCGCCTCGCGACATCGGCCCGGAGACCGCGATCCGCGTCTCCTCGATCCTCGGGGTCGTCCGCTGGATCTCGCAGGCCGTGGCGGTGATGCCCCTCCAGATCATGCGGACGCTCCCCGACGGGCGGAAGGAAGACGCGGCGATCCCCTGCTCCTACACGCTGCGGAAGCGGCCGAACCCGTGGCAGAGCGCCTACGACTTCTGGCAGCTCGTCTCCTACTGGACGGCCCTCTACGGGAACGCCTACGCCCGCGTCCTGCCCGGCCCGCGCGGCTTCTGCTCCGAGCTGCGGCCCATGCACCCGTCGCGGGTGAAGGTCGATCGGCTCTCCGACTATTCGCTCGCCTACAAGTTCTGGCACGACCGCGGCGCATGGGAGCCGGTGCCGGCCTCCGAGGTCCTGCACTGGCGGTGGCTGTCGAACAACGGCGTCGTGGGCATGGCCCCGGCGGAGCTGTGCGGGACGTCGATCGCCCTCGCCCGCCAGCTCGACATCGCGGCGACGGCCTTCTGGCAAAACTCCGCCCGGCCCGACGTCGTCCTGGAGACCCAGGAGAAGATCCCCGACGAAGCCGTCGCGGCCCTCCGCGAGCAGATCCGGACGCTCTACGGCGGCGCCGCGAACCGCGGCAGCGCGGCCGTCCTGCCGAAGAAGACCAAGCTCGTCCCGATCGAGTCGAACAGCATGGAGGCGAACCAGTTCCAAGAGTTGAGGGACGCGATCCTCCCCGACGTCTGCCGCTGCTGGGGCGTTCCCTCGACGCTCCTCGGCGACGCCCGGATGGCGAAGTATTCGACCGTCGAGCAGGAGCATCTCTCCGCCCAGGTCTGGTGCCTGTTGCCCTGGCAGAAGCGGATGGAGGGCCCGGTCGACATGCTCCTCCAGCCGGTCTACGGCGAGGACGTCTACGCGAAGCTCGACAACCGCGGGCTCCTCCGCGGCGACACCGCGGCCCGGTCTTCGCTCTACCAAACGCTCTGGAACATGGGGGCGATCACGCCGAACGAGATCCGCGACCGCGAGGATCTGCCGCTCCTCGAGGACCCGGCCGCGAACGAGACGTTCGTGCAACTCGGGTTCTCGACGCTGGCCGCGGCGGCCGCCGCCCAGGCCGGGGCCGCCGGGGGCGATCCGCCGGCGAGCGATCCGACCGACGACACGCCGGCAGACGACACGCCGGTCGACACGACCGTGGACTCGGAGACCGACCCGCTCGCGGCCGCAGCCTCCGGCGCGGCCCTGGCCTCGACCGCCCTCAACGGCGCCCAGGTCGCGGCGCTCCTCGATGTCCTGAACCAGATCGCCGCCGGCACGATCGACAAGGACGCGGCCGTCGCCCTGATCACCGCGGCCTTCCCGACGATCACCGAGGCCCTCGCGTCGCAGATGGTCGACGGCACCAACCCCGCCCAGCCAGGAGGCCAGAACGATGCAACCTGAACGCCGCTACCTCCCGATCGCCGAAGGCGGGGAACTGACGGTCGAACAGCGGGACGGCGAGGCACCGAAGATCCGCGGCATCGCGCCGCCGTGGGACTCGCTCTCCTCGGACCTGGGCGGCTTCCGCGAGAAGTTCGCGCCGACGGCGTTCGACAAGGTTCTGGCGAAGAAGCGGCTCGACGTCCCGCTGCTCTTCAACCACGACGACTCCAAGATTCTCGCGAGGACCACGAACGGCACGCTCCGGATCGAGAAGACCGACAAGGGCCTGGCCTATGAGGCCGATCCGGTCGCGACTCCGACGGCCGCCGAGGTCCTGACGCTGATCCGCTCGAAAACGATCTTCGGCTCGTCGTTCGCGTTCACCGTGAACGAGAAGGGAGAGAGCTGGGACGAGGACGGCCGCGGCAACGTCACGAGGACGATCAACGAGGCGTCGGGCCTCTACGATCTGTCGCCGGTCACCCGCGCGGCCTACCCGTCGTCGGCTCTCTCGGCCCGGTCCCTCGACCTCTGGCGATCCGCCCGCGCCGCCGCGGCCGCCCCCGGCTCCGCCCCGGGGCTGCTGATCTCGATCGACTTCGACCAGACGTTCACGGCCGCCCCCGGCCTCTGGCGGAGTTTCATGACCGAGGCCCTCGCCCGCGGAAACCGCGTCTGCTGCGTGACCCGGCGCGAGGACACGGAGAAGAACCGCGAGGAACTGCGGCTCGCGTTCGGGGGGCATTTTGGCGACTTGGCCGGCGTCGTGCTCGCCGGGCCGGACCGACGAAAGCGGTCGGCCGCAGCCGACGCCGGCCTCTCGCCCGACATCTGGATCGACGACAAGCCCGAGACCGTGCCGGAGCCAGAGGAGACCCGCGGCGTCCGCGTGTCGAGCCTCGCCGGTGCCCGGGCCGCAGCGGCCGCCGCCGTCGCGAGGATGCGGATCCATGCCGGCTAAGTGCACGCGGTGCGGCGGTCGGGCCCGCGTCGATTCGTCGAAGCGGGCCGGCGACCGCCAGGTCCAGTACGTCGAGTGCCAGTCCTGCCGCGCCCGGTGCCGGCAGGTCGTCCCTGCGGATTCAATCTGGAGGCGCAGCCGATGACCGACACCAACGCCCCCGCCGCCGCGGCGGCCCCGTTCGACACCCTCGCGGCCCAGCTCGCCGCGTTCATGGCAGCGGCGAAGTCGTCGGCCGCCGACGGCCTGACCTGGCAGGAGTTCGGCGAGCTGCTCGTCTCGCTCCTGCGGCTGTGCGTCACCACGCTCGACACGGTCCAGGGCCTGTCGGGCGAGGAGAAGCGGGCGGTCGTCCTGGCCGCGGCCGCGAACCTGTTCGACCTCGTGGCCGACAAGGCGATCCCGACGGCCGTCTGGCCGCTCTGGATCCTCGTCCGCCCGGCCGTCCGGTCGCTCGTCCTGGCGATCTCCGCCGGGGCGATGGAGCAGATCCTGAAACTCGTGAGGTCGTGATGCTCACCGCGCTCCTGCTCGCCGCCGCCGCTCTGCTGTTCGCGAGCCCCGAACACCTGAAGGCGATCCGCGAGGCCGTCCGGCAGAAGGCCGCCGCGGCAACGCTCCAGCCGCGGTACATGCTGGCCGTCGGCCTGGTGATCGGCGCCGCCGTCGTCTGGTTCGCCGGCCGCCGCGACGAGGCGGCGCCGCCGCCCCCGGCCCCGGCCCCGGCGGGGCTGCACCTGCGCGGCCTGTTCCGCGGGCCGACGGCGTCGGAGGACGCGGCCACGATCGGGGCCCTCTGCTCCGAGCTGGCCGACGAGATCGAATGGGACGGCCGGCAGGCCGAGCCGTTCCTGAAGAGCGGCGTCGCGTTCGACGACTTGCGGCAGCGGGCGCGAGAGCTGCGATGCCGCGGCGTGTCGATCGGGGCTCGCCAGCCGTCGGCCCGCGACGCGATCAAGATCTACCTCGAGGAGCAGGTCGGGACCGCCGGCGGCCCGGTGACACCGGAGCAGCGGGCGAAGTGGGTCTCGGCCCTCCGCGACATCGGCCGGGAGGCGACCGATGCGGCCCGATAGGCTTCGGCTCCTCGCCGTCTCCCTGCTTCTCGGTCTGGCCTTTGCGGCGGTCGTCGCGAGCCTGACGGGCGGCCCCCGGCCGGCCGGCTGGATCGACGAGGGCGACGGCCGGTTCGGCTGGCGGCCGGACCCCGCCGGCGTTCGCGAGTTCCTCGCCGAGCTGCCGGAGCCGACGTTCGCCCGGGCCGGGGCCGAGACCGTGGCGAAGGCCCAGGGGAAGGACACGTTCCTGTACCGCCCGGCCTACAAGGCCCACCAGGCCCTCTACAGCCGGCCGTGGATCGTCGAGCGGCAGGGCATCGGCGACTGTGTTTCGTGGGGCTGGGCCCACGGGATCTACGTCGCCCAGTGCGTCGACTGGGAAACCGGCCGGCTCGCGAACCCGCCCCCGTTCCCATCCACCGAGGCGATCTACGGCGGCTCGCGCGTCGAGGCCCGGGGCAAGTCGGGCGACGGCGCCGCCCCCGTCGGCGGCTGGAGCGACGGCTCCTACGGCGCGGCCGCGGCCCGCTGGGTCCGCGACTGGGGCGTCGTCTACCGCGAGCAGATCGGCGACCTCGACCTCCGGGCCTACTCCGCCGACCGGGCGAAGCAGTGGGGCGCCTACGGCTGCGGCGGCAAGGGCGACGGCGGCCGGCTGGACGGCGTCGCGAAGCGGCACCCGGCGACCCATATCGCCCTCGTGACGACCTGGGACGAGGCCGCCTCCGCGGTCGAGGCCGGCTTTCCGATCCCGGTCGCCTCGATGCAGGGATTCACGAACACCCGCAACGCCCACGGCTACGCCGCGGCTTCCGGCCAGTGGGCGCACGAGATGTGCTTCGTGGCCGTCCGCTACCAGCGGAACGGCTCGCCGTCCGACGCTCTCCTCTGCCTGAATTCCTGGGGGCCGAATTGGATCACCGGCCCGAAGTGGCCGGCAGACATGCCCGACGGATCGTTCTGGGTCGAGCGGCGTGTCGTCGAGCGGATGCTCGCCCAGGAGGACTCGTTCGCGGTCGGGTCGATCGCCGGCTTCGGCTGGCGCGACCTGCACCACGGGAACTGGATGACCCCCGCGCCGGAGGCTGGCCGATGACCGTCACGTTCACGAAGCGGCATGCGATCTACGCGGCGGCCGCGGTTCTGCTTCTGTTCTGGTTCTCGGCCCCTGCCCGTGGGCCGTTCTCGCCGGCACCGTTCATCCCGAGCCCGTTCTCGCCCCAGCCCGACCGGCCCGTCCTGCGGGTGATCGCGCGTCTCGCGAAGACGTTCCTCTGGGTGGCGCTCGTGGCCGACGGACCGCCGGCCGACGCGGCCGAGTACCAGACCGTCCGGGCCCGCGTCGGTGACGACGGGCACCAGGTCCTCGAGCATGGCAGGGGGTGGTGATGTTTTCTGGAATCTGGAACGCGTTCCTCGCGTGGCTTGTCTGGCTCTCGGCTGACCCGGCCGCGATCGACGCGGAGGCCCCGAAGGCCGCCGCCGCGGTGGCCGCCGCCCGGGCGAGCCTCGCGGTGGACGCCGCGCCGCCGGCGCCCCCGGCTCCGCCCCCGGCCCCCGGCCCGAAGCCGAAGCCGACCGGATGCCGGTGCGGATGCACGAACGGCAAGATCAAGCCCGACGGCCGGATCGAGATCCCATGCGAATGCTCGCCGGCCTGCACCTGTAAGGCGGGGAAGTGCGCCGGCGGCAAGTGCCGTCCCTGAAATCGTCCTACCGTAGGACAGCCGAAACTTTTCCGGGGGTGGTGCCGGCTGGCATTCTCGCGAGCGTCGGCCCGAACACCCCGCACGCAAGGACGCGAACCATGCCCAGCCCCAAGCTCGCTCGACTCCAGGACGAAACCGTCGCCATCGAGAACGAGATCAACGATCTCCGTTCCGTGACCCCGGCCGACGACGCCGACAAGAAGCGGATCGAGGAGCGGCTCGCCGCCCTGTCGAACCGGGCCGGCGAGATCGCAGCCGAGGCGAAGGGCGAGCGGGCCCTCGACGACAGGCTCGCCTCGCTGCGGGCCGTCCGGACCAGCGACTCCGAGCCCCGCGGCGATGATCCGAAGGCCGACGAGCCGGCGCCCCGGTCGGACATCCGCTCCGGCGTCCGGGCGTTCTCCTCGGTCAAGGCCGCGGCTCTGGTCGGCGGCTACCTCCGCCAGCTCTTCACCGGCGAGGTCCGGGCGATGGGCGAGACGAGCAGCACCTACGACGCGAAGGGGGCCGAGTACGTCATCGGCGAGCTGTTCGCGGCGATCGTGAACCGGCTCCAGTACAGCTCGGTCGCCCTCCAGCTCGCGACCGTCGTCACCCCGCGCGGGGCGAAGATCTCGTTCCCGAAGGTCGGCGACGCGACCGCGTCGTTCGTGGCCGAAGGGACGGCGACCACGGATCAGGATCTGGCGACGAGCATCGCGGACCTGACGCTCTACGAGATGCGGGCCTCGTGCGCCGTCTCGCGGGCCCTCCTCGAGGACAGCCCGATCGACGTCGCCGGCCTCGTGGCCGAGCGGTTCGCCCTGGCCTACGCCCAGAAGTTCGACGCGGTCTGGCTGGGCGGCAACGCTTCCAGTCCGTCGATCACCGGCCTCGCGGCCGCCGTGGCCGGCGGGAACACCATCACCGTGGCGGCCAACGCCGCGACGACCCTCAACAATCTTGCCGACGTCGTCGGCAAGGTGGACGAGACCGTGATGGGCACCGCCTCGTGGGTGGTGTCGAAGGCCGGCTGGGTGGACCTCATGAAGCTCTGGTCGGCCCAGCAGACGACCACGACCGTGGGCGGCGGGCGGATCGTGCCGACTGTCTTCGGTGCCCCGGTGTACCTCGTCAAGGGCCTGCCCTCGACGACGCTCGCCCTGTACGGCGATTTCATGATGGCTTCGGCTGTCGGCGTGAAGGACGGCGGCCTGGAGATCGAGGCCGGCCGCGAGATCCTGATGCGGAACCGCCAGGTCCTCTACGTCGCGAACACCCGGTTCGGCGTGGCGAACCACGCCCCCGAGTTCGTCGGCCGGCTGGCGAAGGCTGCGTCCTGAACCTGACCGCGTGAGTGCAAACCAGGCCCGGGGGCCGGCAGGGATGCCAGCCCCCGGGCCGCCCCGTATCCGGAGGCCCCATGCAGACCGAGCCCCTCCGCCTGACCAGGAACTACCGCGGCTACCGCCGCGGCGAGGTGATCCAGGCGACGGCCGGGCTGGCGAAGACGCTCGTCGAGGCCGGCGTCGCGGAGCCGGTGAAGGCCGCACCGCGGATCCCGGGCCTCGAGGTCGAGCGGGCGGTCGAGTCGGTCGTGATCGAAACGAGGTGATCCCGTGCCGATCCCGGCCCAGCCGAACACCGCCGCGAAGAACCTGATCGTCACGCCGCTCCGCGGCATGGGGTCGGCGAAGGTGGACCTCGTCCGCAGCGGCGCGAGCGTCGTCGTGACCGTGACGTTCGTCGCAAGTCTGAACTATTCCGGCTGGACGTGTTACGCGGAGGCGACGGCGGCCGACGCTGGGAAGACGATCGTCGTCCCGAAGACGATCACGACCGACGGCTCCGGCCGGCGGGTGGTGACGCTGACGTTCGTCCCGGCCACGTTCTACGGGATCTCCGGCCTCGACTTCGACTCGCGCTACGTCGCCTACCCGCGGTCGTTCCGGATCGAAGCCTGGCACGAGCGCGAGCAGGGCGGCAAGGTCTACGCCGACATCTTCCTCGGGGGCACCGTGTCGCTCACGACGGCCCAGCCGAACTACCTCCACTCGGTGACCCAGGCATGAAACCAGACACCCTCCGCGTGATCCAGTGGCCGGTGATCGAGCCCGTGAGCCTCGTCGAGGCGAAGGCCCAAGTCGGCCTGATGCCCGACCAGGCCGACCACGACACGCTCCTCCTGGGGAAGATCGCCGCCGGTCGCCGGCTGATCGAGCGGCGGCTCGGCCAGACGCTCGTGGCGACCCAGTACCGGGCGACCTGGGCGACGGCCCCGGCCGTCCTGACGCTCCCCGCCCCGCCGCTGCTGGTGGACGCGACCTACCCGCTCGCGGTCACGGTGGACGGCGTGGCCGTGGCGGCCGGCGACCTCGAGGTCGACGCCGACGCGATGCCGGCGACCGTGACGCTCCCGACCGGCACGGTGGGGCGGGTGGTCGCGACCTACTGGGGGGGCGTGGCCCCCGGGACGCCCGTCGCCCCGCAGATCCGGGCGGCCCTGCTGATGTACGTCGAGCACCTGTTCAAGAACCGCGGCGTCCTCGCGGAGGACACGGCGGTCGAGCTGCCGCAGGCCTTCGAGGCCCTGCTCGCCAGCGAATCCCACGACGGGGGCTGGTGACATGGGCCTCCCGTCCGGACTGCTCCGCGAGGTGTTCGCGATCGAATCGCCGACCGAGACCCGGAACGCCCTCGGGGAGAGCGTCCAGGCGTGGACCGAGGTCAGCCGCGTCTACGGCTCCTATGAGGCGGTGAGCTACTCGGAGCAGCAGCGGCGCGGCCAGATCGGCGGCTCGACCCAGGCGACCGTCCGGATCCGCTACGTCGAGGGCCTTCGCGGGAACTGGCGGCTGCGGTGGGTGAGCCGTGGCGACCGGCT